CTCCGAGAATTGGAATGTTCCGTGAAGAACACCCCTCATCAAGTTCAGGTTATTGGGATAGCCACAACGCTTTGTTTGCCGCAAACGACATGCACATGGGCAAAGTTATGAACAACATGGCGCAACAAGTTATGAAGCAATTTGGTTCTGGCATCATCAACCCTGCTGATCCAACCAACATGGAACAGGCAACGTTGGCACGTGGAAACCTTCAACAATTGGCTGCTGCCGCCGACTTCGCCATGAAGAAAGTGAACATGGGGGAGGAATACCGAGCCTTAGCACCGATTGTTGAGAACGGCAATGTGGGAATGAAAATCAAGAACATTGGCCCCGTTCATCCTACTTCATTTGCTACAACTCCCCCCACCTACAACACAGGCAACACCCACCTTTGGGGCCATGAAATGCCAGCGAGTCTCACATGGAAACATGACCCTCAAAGCGGGGGAATCTCCTTTGGAATGGCCGAGGAACCGTTCAACATTATGCAACGAACAGTCCATGAAAACAAAATCAAGGCGGTTTTGCCCTCTTTACTTGAAAGCAACATCATGCCTAAGCAAAAGGACATTCATGCACTATCGGCATTGGATAGCCGAGGACTTTCACCTATCGCCACAGGAAGTCTGTTGAAGGCTGATGATTATAAGCCAACAGGTGTGTTCACAACCAAAATCATTCCCGCCTACACCATCCACAAGTTGGACGATATGGAAAAGTTGCGTGGATTTTCAGGTGATTGGGTCGTTCAAAAAATGCCGAAGGGTGAACGGGTCTTTGTTGAAAAGAAGGGCAACCACTTGAAAGGTGGCAAGTTGCCTGGTGGCGTAAAGAAGGAATTGCGTGATATGACTGGCGATTTCACCTTTGATGCGTATTTGGATGGCGACACTTTACACGTTGTTGATTTGCTGGTTCACAAAGGAACAGACCTACACCTTGAACCGCTTGACGACAGAATCAATGCCCTTCGAACACTTTACGACTCAACAGAACACGTTCACTTCCCCATGCCAACCAATTGTGTTTCCACCGACCATGAGGGGTTGGATAAAGCCATCAGCAATTTTGATGAGGACGAATTGTTGATTCGTGATTCATGTTCAACTTTCATGAAGGAAAAGGAAGTTCACCCAAAGTGGATTCGCTATGCTAAAGAATCAATCGCTAAGGCGTTTTATCCTCCAATGCCAGAAGTGGTTGTTTATCCAAACAAAATCAAGTTGTGTTATCCTTCCATTCTTGACCCTGTGATTGTAAAAGGGTCTTTTGATGGAATGGGCTTTGACATTGAAGGGCTTGAAGGCAATGATTCCATCATGTCAAAGGCAATCCGTGATATGCCCCTTTGGAGTCCAGTCGCAATCAGTCTGTTGAAAGAAGGTGCGGCAGCATCGGGTGGTGGCTCAAGTGGTGGTGCATTTACCTCAAGTGATACAGGAGGTTTCAATCCAATTCATTCAAAACCGAAGCGAAAGCGACCACGTGAGTTGAAAATCGCAAAAGAAACCATCCTACGTGCGCCATCAATTATTGGCGAGGATGAGGAAGGCGATAATGTGGCTCACACCATGAAACACGCTCGACGTGCTATCACCGAAGATGATACGGCAAAAACAACTGAGCAATTGTTGGAAAAGGTGAAAGGACTCAACAAAAAAATGCTTGAGATGTTCTCAGGTGAATATGGCCTTGAGCGAACCGAAGAAGGCAAGTGGACTGTCAATGAAGCAATTGACGACGACATCATAGAGAATATGTTTCCACGTATGAATCGCATTTCACCTGATGGTGGGGCGTGGGCTGGAATGCAAGCCGACATCACCGCACCAAGAGGACCAACTGAACTGATTGAGGATAGCGGAACTACGTTTTACGATCCCAAAGAAGGTGAAGAGGTTGAAGAAATCCCAATGAAGCATTTGCGAGTCAAAGATGAGGCAAATGGAGAAGAAGCCACAATTGACATTGAGAATGGTCAAGCCACCCTTCGTATGCCGTTGAAAACGCAACAGGAAATGGCTGATGAGCAAGAAGTTCAACCAGATGATAGGTCCGAAGCCGAAGAGATATGAACCATATCCCTTCATATAGGACTACATTAAATCGAAAGGACAATGGCGACCACACTCGACCTTCAAACGGCATCGTGGAATGCCGAAGGTTCGGACTTCTTGTTGAAGTCTGTTGGAAGTGCTGGTGAACTTTACGTCGCTGGCTACGCATCTGTTGATATGGTGGACAAGCAAGGAGATAGAATCCCTACCGCCGCACTAAAGAAGGCATTCGGCCAATTCATGGATAACAAAGCGTTTCGAAATGTTCAGTTGGCTCATTCTGGTATTCAAGTTGGTGAGGTCGTTGCAGACCACACCGATTCCCAAGGTCGTGTTTGGAAGTCCGAAGTGGACGACCACGGCCTGTTCGTCGTGTGCAAAATCCGCAACGACATTCAAAAAGCACGTGAAGTGCAAAAGCAAATCCGCAATGGCGATTTGCGAGCGTTCTCGATTGGCGGTCAAGCCTTGTTTCGTGTTAGCAAAACGACACCAGAACTTGGAAGCCATCGAGAGATCACCGATCTTGAATTGCATGAAATTACGCTATGCAAGAAAGGTATCAACCCCGAATCAACCTACACAATACTGAAAATGGAAGATGATAACATGAGCAACACAGAAGTTTTGAACGAAATTAAGGCTGGACTGAGCGAAGTTCTCAAAGAACTGAGCGAAAAAGAAGAAACCAAAGAGGACAAATCCTACAAAGAGGACAAATCCTACAAAGGCGACATGATGCGAGAAGAGGAAGAGGGACACACCCAAAAGTCCGAAGAAGCAGCCCTTGACTACATCACCACACTTGAGAAGTTTGCTCACGAATCTGGTGTGGACTTGAACGGCCTTCGTGATCACTTCGGTTTGGAGAAGGCTTACCTTCTCGAACAAGGTCGTGGCGGCTACTCTCACCGTGGACAAGGTGATGAAGTCGGGTCTGGCGAGGATGCTTCCGAGCCAGCATACCCCTCCCTTCCAAGTCCTGGTGGCAACCAATACGTCATCAAATCCCCAAGTGTTCCAAACATGAACATGAATGCACCTTCTGGCAACCAAAACGTTGTGAAGTCCTTGACTCCTGAGATGTTGGAGAAGGGCTACCGCACCTACGCTGCTCTCCGTGATGAAGAAGCAGTTAAGGGACTGGTTGAGAAGGAATGGCAAGACCGCTACCACGCTGAAACGGCTCACGCTCTTGAAGTTCGCAAGCAAAACGATGTTGGAGTCCAACTGAACTCCCTACGTGAAGAGATTGCTATGCTCAAGTCCGAGAACGCATCCCTACAAAAGAGCGAAGTTGCACCTTCGACTCCTTCCACCTCCATTCGTGTGCCAACACATGGCGAGTTTGCCCAGATGGGCAATGACCTTGATGGCTGGCGAGCAGCAGAAGCACTTGCTCAACGTGCGTTGCGAGGCGAATGAAACAACAACATGGAGATGATGAAAAATGACGCAAGGCTACATTCGAACAATTGAAGATATGGAACGGCTCTATTACGGGGCTGGCGCAGGAACCAACGCATGGGCTTATTCGGGAACGGATTTGCTCAAGGCCGACAGTCCCTTGATGTCCTCCACTTCTGGAACCTACCAAGCGATCTTTGGCCGCAAGGTCTGGTCGCAACTGAACCAAGAGTTCAACGCATTCTCCATTCTCCCCAAGAAACCTTGGGAGAAGTCGGGATGGCGTGTCGTGACGGGCAAGCCCGATGATGCCGTCGGACTTCCTGAAAACGGAACGCTACCAGACTCCACCAAGCCAACCTTCGAAGAGGTTTCCACGAAACCCAAGACGGTTGCTTCCAAGTTTGACCTCAGCGAAACCGCCATGTTCCTTGCCGACAAGGATGATGGTTTGGGCGATGCAAGAGCCGTTATCAAAATGGAAATGTCCAAGTCTCACGCCGAGAGCATCAACAAAATGCTTCTCAAGGACATTGACACGACGGCAGGAAACACCTTTGAGTCCATTGACCGAGCCACCTCGTCGTCTTTGACTGAAACCGCCGCTTTTGCCGACGTTTCGGCTCTTGCCGACCACAACATGTATTCCATCACCCGCAACTCAACGGGAACTCGAAGTTGGTTTGATGCAAACGTGGATGCTGGCGCAACTGGGGCCGAGCGACCTCTCACCCTCAACATTCTTGACGGCATGTTCCGTGAAGTCTGGGAACGTGGTGGTCAGCCCAAGGTCATTCTCACGGGCTACGACACCATCGAGAAAATCCAACAACTCTTGCAGCCTCAGCAACGATTCACCGAGATGAAGCGTGTTTCTCCATCCGTGAACGGCGTTCAAGGAATCCCAGGCATGGAGGGCGGCTTCGTTGTCGCCACCTACAACGGCGTTCCAATCATCCCTGCAAAGGACGTTCACAACCCATCTGGCGGAATCAGCCGCATTTACATGCTCGACACCGACTACATGTATTTCTGCACCGCCAAGCCCACGCTTTACCATGAGTCGGGCATTGAAACGGGCGACCCCTTCGGCATCAACCGTTTGGGACAGGTCGGCCTCTTCCACACGATGGGCGAACTTTGGCAACTCTTCTATGGCGCACACGGCAAAATCCGTGATTTGAGCGCATGAGGACAAAAAAAAAATGGAGATGATGAAAAATGGCAAGCGCAAATCTTACCGAAGCAAGCACCTCAGTTGTATTCAGCCTTCCAATGTGGGCTGGTGTGGCTGATCAAGACAACACCGCATGGCTGCAATCGCCCATTGGCTCAAACGCAGCCATTGGTGCAATCAACATGGGTTGCGTGGATGTAGTGGCTACTGCTGCAACAACCACCACCACCCTTGACTTTGCAGACTCGGACACCCCAACTGCGGTCCTCAACCGAATTAACCCCACCCAGATTATTGCCGTCCTCTCGGTTGTCAATTCATCTGATGCGGCGGCTGGCGACATTCCCAACATCGGATTCGGTGCAAAGACCATCAGTTTTGATTCCGATACTGGCGGCGATGGCGACACCCACCGAATTGTGTTCCTTTACCGTTGAGGTGTTCCCTGATGGGAATTAAGGTCGAATACGTGGGCGCACGTTCATACACCGAGTTCCGCTATGGCGGCAAGTCTGTTGGCTTTGCACGTGGCATGGTTCGTGAACTCGATGATGAAGCAATCCCCACCATTCGCCAACTTGTGGATAGCGGTTCAAACATGTGGAGAATCATTGACGATGCACCTTCCCAGACAGAAGCCATGAAAGCAACCATCGAGCCTACGGTTGAAGAAACCGTTGTTGAAGAGGAAGAATCCACCGACGTTGATTACGCTTCAATGACAAGGGCTGCTCTCATGTCCTTAGCAAAGGAACGTGGACACACCATCAAGAACACCACGAAGAAAGCAGATCTGGTTGAACTTTTGTCGGCATAGGTAGGTGTCCGACATGACGAACAACCGTGAATCACTTACTGATGGCGACTTCTATTTGAGTCGTTGCCGTGTTAATCGCCACGTCATTGAATTGACAGGGGGAGAAGCCAAACAGGTTTCTTTGAACGGCAAAATATCAAAAGTCGTTGTTGATGCCTCCGATGCTGCGTTGGCACTTGGTTCTGGGAATCATGGACGTTTCCAACTCTTGATGGACGTTGAGGATGGGGGCGGAAACGAAATCCCTTATTTTGACATAATCGGCAAATTGAATTACACAGGTGCGGGTTCGGGTCAAGTTGCCTTGCTTGAGGTATCGCCTGGTTCCAACAAAGGAACTGGTTCGACCAAGAACTCATTGCACTTCTCAATCACTACTACATCGGCTGCTGAGTCTAACGGTGTAGCGATAGATGAACCCGCCGCATGGAATGGTCTTGTGTGCGGGAAGGTAAGGGTCGTTTGCGATATTGACCCTGGGGCTGTTGGCGTGATTCTTGATCCTGCCGCAACTATTCGTGTCATAATCCTTCTTGAATAGAGCATTTTTTGGGGAAGGGATATAAACAACCACACAATGAGGAATTAACATGGCACTAACCGTTTCTCAGCCACGCCGACAGTCCGTAAATGGAAGCATGATTACCGTTCACCTTGAAATCACCCCCGATACTTCGTGGTTGGCTGCTGGTGAGGCTCTTGACCTAACCACCTACGTTCCAATCCTTGAGTCAATTGTCCTCGATGGTAGCGCAACTGGCTATGTTTGGCAATACGACCACACCAACAAGAAATTGCTTGCCTTTGAAGCGGGTTCTGATGGTGATGCTTTGGATGCCGTCGCTGATGCAACCAACCTTTCATCTCACACGGTTCGAATCACCGTTTCAGGCCGACGTGCATGATGGGGGATGCCCCATGCCACGATTTGAAATTGCAGATTTTGACCTTGAAACGTCAATTGAAATCAAGAAACGTCGCAACACACGTATGTTTGAACTCATGACCTCTCAAGGGTCAATTGCTGAGGATCAATCACCATTTAGCCGTGAGAACATGGCTAAGGCTCAATCTCGCTTTGTGAAGATAAACAAACATGAAGCGAGGGATATTCAAAATATCGGCTCAGGAACACGTTGCACATCATGTGGACTACTCCACTTTTTGTGGACTCCTGAATGTGCCGTTTGTGGAGAACCAATGCACTTCAACTTAGGAGGACATCACCAATGAGCGATGATAAACCATACGACGATGTAAAGCCGAAAGAGGACAAATACGGCATGATGAAGCCGAAGAAAAAGACTCCACGTGAAGTCATGATGGAAACCCCCCCTCAAAAAATGAAGAAGGATAAGCCTTTCACAAAAGCATGGGACGATCTCATCAAGTTCGGTGATTGCCCCGTTTGTGTGGGCGACCCAATGGCTTGTCCTACTCCTGATGTTCCAGCATCGGCTTGTCCAACTCGAAGAAACGCAATCAAACACATGATGCGAGGAAAGGGCGCACGACCCCCAATGGTTCTCCGTGATTAAAGGGGGAACATAATTGCCGCAATCATTCAATCCAGGTCATAGGCCAAGTTCACCATTACACCCTGATGAACTGGTTTATTGCTCGGTTGATGATGTGGCGAACTTTCTTCAACTTCCGCTTCCCGACCCCGTAGCGTTATCAGGAGATAGCATCGTTGATGGCGACAATTTGAAGTTGCCAATCACAGGTGCAAATTATCGTCGTTGGAAAATTGAGAAGGACACCTCAATTACCGTTTATGATGATGCAAATGCACTTGGGGAAACCTACACCGTTTTGAACGTTGAAAGTGGTGGAAGTGGCAACGTCAATATCATTGTTGTCCAAGTGGCAAGTGAAACGTTCACAACCGCCAATAGCGCACAAATCCAAGTCAATTCAGCCTTTACCAACTCCAAAGAGCGAGGCTTAACCAAATCACAGGTTGAAACGCTCATTCGTGAGAAGCAAGATTACATAGACACGGTTTGCCGCATGTCATGGCGACCCCAATTGGTTTCCGATGAATACCAAAACTTCACTACATTCAAGCCATATCGCCGCAGGTATTACACGGATTATGTCGGTGCGGTCTATTTGAGGAACAGATCGGTTCAACGTATTCTTCGACTGAGCGTGTGGCAAGGCGACAAATACCGAGAGTTGGGTTCATCTGTTATTAGAATGGCCGTCAAGTCTGTTGAGATGGGGGCCAGCGATAAATTGTTCATTTGCCCTGCTGTGGTTCATACGGCCACGCTACAACGTGGCAAGACCTCGACCACGTGGGACGGGGATTTTGGCGACAAAACAACCGCACAAAACATTGCGAACCTCATCAACAAGGATAAAGCCACCAGTCGTGGTGATATTGCGATTGGAACGCTTCAAGAGAACAGCAAGCAACTTAACGTGCATGATGAGTTCTTGGCAACCGCCAATAGCGATGAGGGGGATGGCATCGTTATGCTATCGTCCATGCGCTCAACCGAAGAAGGCGAGGACATCACCATCGCTACAAACAACCCCAATTCTTTTGAGTTCTCATTGGGGTTAGACATAGAAAGCACCATTACAAACGTTGCTGGCTCAACCTTTACCGTAAGCAATGGAGAAACGTTCACCAAGCGTGAAGGGCTGGTCTTTTACACCACAGGGGGAGGAACAACCTATGTTGCTCGATGTAGCCGTGTTGGAAACGTATTTACAGTCAATGACGACACCTTGACCACAGGTTTTGTAGCAAACCTCGCCAACGATCTTGTTGTGAAGCAGTTGAGGTTGAAAACCGATGTCATAGATGAAGCCCGTCAAAAGGATTGGTGGTCAATGGAGGACAACGGGGCAATTATGTTCAACAACCAATACCCGTTCTATGAAAACCATTCTTTGAAGGTGTCCTACATTTATGGCGAGCGTTATTTGGATAAGGTGATTAAAGAGGCTTGCATCAAGTTGGTGTGCATGGACATTTACCTTACCGATGATTACACGGTGCTTTTCCCAGAAGGAACCAGCAACATTGACCTTAATGCAAAAGTGCAGAAGTTGGATGAAGAAGTGAAGCGTATGCTCATTCCGTATCAAGAGTCCATCATCGTTGCAGGGATGGGTGGTTGAATGCTTTACAAGTTCATGGAGGACTACTGCAAAGAGTTGAAGAAGTCCTTCAAAGCCCTTGAAAAATCAACAAAAGCAGCCATCAAGGGTGAGCCAAAATATCGGGACGGCCTCAAAGAACGTGAAGAAAAGTTGGTTGAGATTGACGGCATCTCTATGACTGATGAAGATATAGAGGTGAATGTGGCAACACAGGCGCAATCAAGCCCATACCGCCGAAAGGTGAATGAGGATGCTCAACGTGTTTTGAAGGTGATGAAGGATGGCTAAGGATGCACTTCTCGCTATTCGGGATTTGCTCGATTCCAATTGGAACGTATCGCCCAAGCCATCCATTGAGGACATCACGGTTTTGGACAAAGGCGAGGGGAAACGTGGTCGCCTTCAAGACCATGACATCATCCGTATTTTTGAAACGGCACATAACGAGGCTCAACCAGAACTGTTGTTTGATTTTGTGAATATCAACGTCAATCTCACCATTGATATTCGCACCGTTAAGAGTCGAGAGCGACTATCTGCATTGAGGGATGAGGTTCGGCGCATCCTTCATAAGCACAGAAAGGGCAACAATAACGACTTTGACAGGGTTATATTCAAGACGAGAACGGATTTGTCGGACCGTAGCAAGAGGTTCTTTCGTTATACAATGCAATGCGAAGTTGCGATTTTTGCCGATACGTTAGAAACGATTACATGAGGAATGAAACATGGTTGGAACAATTTTTAAGGGCGACGTAGCCGAAGTGTCATGGGGCAAAGAAACGGGTCTTATGGCTCAAGGAACAGGTTCAGCGACAGGTTTTGCTCATACGACCACATCAGGCAACACCAGCCTTCTTACAATCGGAACTGGCGTTTATTGGCACACAGGATCGGGAACTGATGTTGAGATTCCCGACAACGCATTGGTCGGTTGCATCCTTCGCATCACAGGCGGGGGCAATTTTACCGCCGACGACTACGCATCAACTCGACGCACGTATTATGTCATTGCGAATGACACCACGGCAGGAACAATCACCGTTCAACCAGCATTGGCTACGAATGCAGCGACAAATGGTCTAACAACCGACATTTTGGTGCTTGACACCAACCGTTGCCCAACCTTTGAATCGGCCATGACTGATGCAGCACAACAGGTCAAGACCGACCAATTCTTCGGACTTCTTGACAATTTCTCCCTCCCTGAGCCTGAGATTGATGTTCGCAAGCAACACATTGTCGGCATGGGCCGTGATGTGAACGTCCTCACAAGTGGTCGTGAAACCCTTGCTGGCGGTTCTTTCACCCTCAATGCTCACACCCTGCGTTGGATGAAATATGCACTTGGAGGCCACGTGGCAAAGAGCAAGGGTGAGTTCGCTGAGGTGAGCGACAATTCCGATGGTTCAATCACCGATGCTGAATTGCCTCTCAACATCAAACAAACAACGTCTTTGGTTTATCGTGTTCGTGCTTATGGCGGCGCAACTCAAGACGACTTGACAGGAATTACCGCCGCAAACAAATTGTCTGGCCTCAACGCAGCGACAATTTCAAATGGCGATAACTTGCTAATCGGTAGCAAAACCGCCAGCGATACGGGAACTGAGATTACTTCCACCGTTGCTCTTGACTCAAGCCATGAAGTCATTGACTCAACGAATGGAGGCATTTTCAAAACCTTGAGTTCTGGTGGTGAGCCTCTTTATGGTTCATTCTCAACGATTGCTGGTGATGTCCTCACAACTGACACCATCGTTGGTGGTTCAGGTTATTCGGGTGGAACAGGTGTAGCGACAACAGGCGGAACTGGAACTGGTTTGACTGTGAACACCACCGTTAGCACAGGTGCAATAACTGGTATTGCCATCAACGCTGCTGGCTCAGGCTACACCGTAGGCGACATAATCACCGTATCTGGTGGTGGCGGGAATGGAACATTCCGTGTTGCGACAGTTGATGAAAAGGTCTTGAGAGGTGTTGCCGACATTGATACAAACGCAAAAACGCAAGGTCAAGCCGCAGATCATGTGGTCTATTTGCTCGCCCCTCTTCAAGCCGCAATTGCTCGACGTGATGTGCGAGTCAATCTCGGTTCAACAACTGCTGGAAAGTTCGTTGCTGGCGACTACATTCAAATCGTGGATAAGGACACGCATTCAATCCCAGGTCAAGACGACACCCTCCCAACGGTGTTCAAGAATGAAATCCGCAGGGTTATTGCCGTTGATGGTGCTTACGTCTATGTTGAAGAACCATTCTTCTTTGCACATTCTGTTGGATCGGTGGGCGTTGAAAGACTCCAATACGCATCCGATGATGCAAGAGGAAGCCCAAACATCGTTTCAACAACCAAAGAACTTCAATTTGGTGTTGAACACACCCTATTTGGCGATACTTCACTTCCAACGTTTATGATTGAGCAATCATTCCGAAGGGACAACGCAACGCCTGGAACTGAGCAGTTGCTACGCCTTTACAATGGATGCAAAGTGGGCGGTATGTCCTTCTCAGCAAACACCGAAGGCGAGGTCAAGTTGCAGGTTGATTATGAGGGTGGCCGACACTATACCGACACGGCAAGTGCGTTCACCCCACACCGCATGTTTGAGAACACGGCAAACACCGCCATTAACCGCAAAGCATCTGGCATTGCCGTCAATGGTGAAAAGCCGTATCTATTCCAAGACCTCTCCTTTGAGGTGTTCGGACGGCCTGTGTTGCGAGCAACCCAAATTGAGTTCTCCATCAATAACTCCAACGCTGCCCGACACTTCATTCGTGGATATGAGGGCAACACCACCGATAATGACCAAGTTCAGTTGGGCGGTGTGCAGATGCCTCTTGACATCACCGAAGCACAACGAGAATACACCTTCTCCTTTAGCGCAATGATTGAGGACGACCAACTGTGGGAACAGATTCGAACCCGCAAGCACCATCAAAACACAAATGACATCACCTTGACCATGAAGAAGCGTGGAAGCAATAGCACACGTGAAAACGCTACAATCACCATTGAGGACTACACTATCACAAAAGCCGACCACCAAATGCCTGATGATAAAGGGGCAGTTATCGTGCAAGTCGAATTGGTGGTTCGCCACCTAAAAGTTGTGGAGAACTCGATTTATTTCACGCTTTGATGATGAGGCTTTAAGACAAAAGAATGCAACGGTGATATAATGAGATTGACTGGAACTGTGAATGTTGATGGAAAGCGTGTGGCTTTGGATTGGAAAATTGATGGCGTGTCGGTAAAGGCTGGTCCTGGTCTTTCAGCCGACAATGTGAAGGTTCACACTTCACTACCCAACTTGGCAAAAGCAATGCCTGGTGAGCCAGCACCGATTGAAGAAGTTGTTTCACACCGATATGATGCAATGAACGTTTCCGAACTCCGCATTGAACTTGAACGTCGTGGCTTGCCTGTTTCTGGAAAGAAAGCCGATCTCGTTGGACTCTTGATTGAGTCGGACTCCATCGGTGAAGAACCCGAAGAAGTTGTTGAAGAAGGAGAGGAAGAGGTTGTCGAATAATCCCTTCACCCTCAGCAGCACACCTCAACGGCATGAATTGGAAACACCAGTCGGCACGTTGGTTGTTTTTGTCAAGCCTCTTTCATGGATTGAGCAGCAAGAGGCCATGTCCCAATTTGTTTCATTCAAGACTGGTGCTGATGGCGAAGTCGCACCCAACATTGACCTTGGCGGCTATTGGCGATACGTTCTCACCAACTGCATAACCAAGACTGAACCGACATTGAGCAAGAAGGATTTGCTCAACCTCACCCCTGAAGTGGGCGACGTTATCCGAACAGTCCTCCCTGACTTGAATGACATCATCGGGCAATTTGCTGGCGGTGCTGACCCTTTGGGCTAACCTACGAGGATTTGGTCTTGTTCCTCGATGAAGAAACGCCCGAAAGCGAAAGGCCAGAACTCAACGTTCAACAGGCAACCATCCTGTCGTATCAGGCCATCACGTTTGGATTGGGAACTCATTTCAATTGCCCCCCTCACCTTTGGGACGACCAACCACCAGATCGCGTCATGCTTGACTACATGATAATGCGAGCAGCCAACGACAAAAAGGCTGAAATGCTTGACCGAATGAAAAAAGAGGCTGAAAGGCAAATGAAACACGGAAGAGGCAATAAGGGGCAACCACTACGCACAACAAGTGATGCTGACTTTTTCGAGCGTCATAATGCAAAAATGATGGGTGAATAGGATGGCTGACGAACTCAACAAGTTCCTTACGAGTCAAGCGAGGCTGAATACGCTTGCTAAGGAACAGGGGAAGTCAATGAACCTGTTGAACGTGCGATATAAATTGCTGAACAAGGTTCTTGGGCCATTTTACACGAAATACATTGACCTCAAAAACGGAATGGAAACCGCAAGTGATGTTTTCAAAATGGCAATTGGACAGGTAGGGAAATTGGGCGAAGCATTCAAAATTGCCTTGAAGCCACTTACCGCAACGCTTGGTGTGTTCAAAAAAATAACGACGATAATGACGTTTGTTTTGGGCGCATTTGCCTTAGTTGGGGGGGCGGTGTTCCTGCTCACAAAACACTTTGGAGGCGGTGAACTTGCACTTTCAAGTTTCCAATCGGTGATTGAATCAGGGAAAAAGGTGCTTGAAACATTCAAAAGTGCATTTTTCGGATTGATTGAAACATTGGGGGGGCTTGACTACGAAAGCATTGTTGCGGCTCTCATGCCTTCACTTGAGGGGGCTATGGCGGTTCTGGCACAAATCATGATTCTTTGGCATTCGTTGATGAACGCAATGATTGAGGGCATTGGAACCCTTGTCGCAACCTTACAAGAAGCAGGATTTTTCCAAAAGGCTTCGGATGCTTTCAATGCGTTGATGGCGATTCTTGGTGCGGCGTTTGTGGTTGCCGTGGATGCCATCGAAAAAATAGGTGAAGTGGTGGTCAAAATCACAAGAGGAATTATGAAGGTTGTCAATGGAATTATCAGTTTCCTTTTCAATAGCGGCCTCATTGACTTTGCGATCACGGTTGTGAAATACGTCGTGGTCATAAACGTCGCAATTGCCGTTCTTGCTGGTGCATTCCTTAAATTATTCTTCCGTGTTTGGGGGCAACTCGGACCGCCTTTGATTCGCTTTGTTGCGGCTTTCTTTGGATTCCTTGAGCCAATTATTCGCATTATCACAGGCATTTTGGGTTTGGTCATGGAAGCCATTATGGGGCTTATCATGTGGTTGTTGCCTTACATCACAACCGCTATGGATGGGATGATGGTTATTCTTCAACCAATCATTGATGCTATCACGTTCATTCTTGATGGTGCAAGCAAAGCATTGGAGTTTGGAGGCAACTTGATAGGCGGTGCTGCTGACCTCTTAGGATTCAGCGATGGTGGAGTCGCCACAGGGCCAACAAGTGGCTATCCTGTGGCTTTACACGGAACTGAGGCGGTTGTTCCCCTCCCTGATGGTCGAACCATCCCCGTATCAATCAAAGGCGATGTTGGCGGTGGAGGGCAAACAAACAACATCAACATCAGCGTAAGCGGTGGAGGCAACGCAAGGGAAATCGCAAAGGCCGTGAGCGATGAAGTGAGCAAGGTTCTTCGCAACCGTTCAAGAGGCGGCAACTTCACAAGGGGTGTGATGTGATATGCCTATGATTCAACTTATTCGAAGAGATAGCACCATCATTGAACTTGAAGCAACGGACATTCAATTTTCTTTTCTTCGAAAGGTTTTGGTTCACACGGTTCCTCTTCTCGCTACACGTGCTGCTTTGGACTTGAACACGCCAGAAGTTGGAATCACGATAAATGGAATCATCACCGACGATGAACAGGCAAAAGGCGACTCATCGGCTGAAATGACCCTTGACCTGTCGTTAGCGTTTGGATCGGCGGGTGCTGGCTCTTGGTATCAATCCCTTGATACGACATGGGCAAGCGTCAAGACTGAGATGGATGGGGCATCAATCAAGTTCTCAACGAAAGGACAAATTGATGCAGACCTTGGCGAAAGCATTGAGTTGCAGTTGAAGAATGGAAGTGGTTCAAACGTTGTGGCTACGGCCAGCATAATTTACGCCAACATTTCCTCCACCACCAACACAAGTGGGGTGTCGTCGGCAATCAAGACGGCTTTAGAAGCGGCCAGCATCAAGGTCAATGGCTCAACTGTGGCTTTTACAACTGAGGCTACGGTATCAACAAAAGCAGGGCAAGCGGCATCTGTTTCTTATCACAACCAAAATGGTTCGACAGGTGCTTACACCGATGAAATGCTGGTTGTCAAAAACAAAGCAACAGGGGCAAACGGCAATTCCACCGTGGCGGTTCGGAAAATCGCCAGTTCAAGTTCAACCAATTGGACAAAGCAATTCTTTGTTTCCGACTTTTCAGGTGGCGTTGATGGTGTCAAAATGACACGTGGAGATAAATTGCAGGATTTAATCAACTCAATTACAAATCCAAGTGCTGGTGGTGCGCTCATCAGTCCCAACGTATTGACAGGATCGCTGATTGACCTTCCAGATTCCATAGCCTCTTTTGACTCAGCACAATTCCTCCGCATTGACCAAGCAAAGGCCGTCAAAAAATACATCATCGGTGTTCGCATACCGTATGAGTCCATTGTTTCATCAACGTCTGGCAACAGGGAGTTGCGACAGTTCTTGATTCCAGCAGGACCAGGAACAGACCATAGCGCAGAATCAAACACACAAGACTTTGACCCTGTGGAAATCATCAACAACAAACCAGTTCGACCAAATCCATTCTTGCAGCAAGGCGTTGCCATTCCTTGTGTTGTTCAGGGTTTTGATCCAGGCTATGAAGCGGGTGATTCCGTATGGACCTATCAAATCACCTTGATGCCTGTTGAACAGTTGGTGGGATTGTGAAATGGGCTTGCACAAAATACGAAGCAAGGCCATTCGTTTCAATGGTTTCACCGATGGAATAATCGTTCCAACAGGGCAGAACAAAGAATCAGGGGTGAACCTTCTCCGACCAACCTATGCGGGTGGTGCGGCGACAACAAAAAGCGATGCAACCAAAATCGGCAGGTTGCACCTTCCAACCGAAACAAATCCGTTGAACCGCATTCTTGGGCCGTTCACCATTGATGCCTTCATTGTTCCCAATTATGGTGGAACCGTGGTGGTGAAACCGAAGTGCTTTGAGTTGAAAGTCGGCCACCCTTTCAAGAACGCACCCATTGAGTTCTCAATTCATTGCGTAGGACGTGTTTTCACGCTCACCACGCCCTTTGATGTCAATACCCTGCGTGAGTCCCATAGCGGCACGTATGGAGGCGGAGAACACCTTCCAGACGACATTTCCGAAGGGGCGCAACCGTTGATGCTGATAACGGCTCAATTCACAGGCGATGAAATGCGAATCTATGTGAACACAAATCTGGTCGCCTCCCTCAATTTGGTGCATCAGCGTGTGCTTGACAACGTTTCATCCGACTTTTTCATTGGTGGGCGTGGAGGTGAATATCGAGGCATCATTGAAAGCGTCCGTATTGACAGGGGAACAAACGCACCTTTGCTCAGTCCATTGACCACCACCGATCAAACCGTTGGACTTTGGGACTTTGAAGATGATTTGGACGTTCCAAACCTACATTTTTTCAACAACAAAAACGAATCATCGCCAACACAGGGCCGTGATGGAACGTTGGATGAAACAGGATTGTTGGAGCCTCCAATGGTTTTTTTGGGCTATGATTTTGTGAACGTGGGTGATTTGGGGCATTTTCGAATCTATGATAAGCCAGACCACCCAGAAGAAAACGACGACACGTATTCTGCCTTAGAAAAGTTGGCTTCGCTTGCCACAGGCATTCCGTTGGAGGACATTCAACGCCAAACGTGGTATTCAACGTCGCTTAATTTGAACGCCTACACCTATGGCACGAACACAGGAACGCTTGACTATTTAGACTCAGGGCGCATCAAACATTCATCGTTAAACGCCGTTATCAACCAATCGGGAACTCACCCATTGACTGGCCTTACAAAGACGGCAAGCGGTCAAACACGTGATTTGACAAACGATGCTGATTTTACCCTTTCAACAATTGACGATCTCGACCCAATGGTGAACCCCATTGAGCGTGTAAGGATTATTTCACTTGACTTCGCAAATAACCGTGTGGTGTGTCAATCAGTTCATTTACAAAATGACACCTCCGTTTCAGCAACCATTGAGAATCACCCAAAGGGACAGGGGTTGTTGTTTGACCATGCCGACGGGACTCCAATTTGGTTGGTGTTGGGCAACGCTGATTTGGTGATTGATTCAGGAAACAAAAACACTTCAACTGCCGTCGCCAATCAATTAACACGTCAAAAAGACGCATTTACAAGAGCCAGATTTACGCAAGGGCAACGATTCAATGACCGTAGCGGTAGCAACAACACCGCATATTTTGTTTCAAAACAAAGTCGGATTCCTTCAACAATTGGGGCTACGCCCCCAACTTCCGAAGCAACAGATCCAGACCCTCCGTTCTTTGACGCATTGAAATTGTGGCTTCCCGTTAATGGGTTGTCGGGATATTCCGACGGTGCTACGGTGTCCCACCTCCCTGATTTTAGCGGCAACAAATACGGCGTTTATTCCGTTGGGACGTGGGCGTATCAAGCGCAAAGTGCCAATTTCAACTCTCGACCATCATTGAAAATCACCTCATCGGATGGTGCATTGGTGAACATTGACACCAACGATGGCGAATCCGAAGAGTTTAGACATACCCTCAGCACAAATGGATTCACAGCCTTCTTTATGATTTACAACCCCACCGCATCAAGTTCTGGCCCGTTTGATTTAATCGGTGAAAATGCAAGCACCAACAAAACGTTCTTTGGTCAAGCAGCAGACTCCAACGACTTTGCATTGACAAACAATGGGGCCACCACTACGGCATCCACTATAACCGCAGACCTCACAAATGCTGGATTGCTGATTTTTGAGTTTAACCACACCACGAACAACGCCATTATCTATCAAAACAATGCGACAAAACACACTTTCGTTGGAAAGGTTGTTCAGGATTACCGCTTCGACAATCGGTTGTTTGGTTTGTTCGGCAGGGCTTTAACCACCGACCCTGCCGCAAAAACAGGAACGGCAAACAACAAAGCCCCCCAGAACTTTGAGGTCGCTGAGGTCATTTTCTATGAAAGGGTTCTTACGTCGGCTGAAAGACAACAGGTTCAAGGGTATTTCTTGAACAAATACGGGGTGATATGATGGCGAATCTCAAAGAGTCCAACGACGACGGCTACGCTGGCATGTCGGGCATGACCGCATACAACCGAGTTGAAGGCGAGTTCTTCCTACGTCAAATGCCCTCTCCTGATGAGCAGGTGGTGAAACAAACCATCCAAGGCGTTGTTGATGAGTTCATTTACAAAACCGATGAGGTGTCGCTGCAATCCATCCTCAAAGAAAATGAAGAGGTGAGCCTCACCGAGAATGTCTATTTGGGTGAGTCCTCCGCTATCGTCAATCAAACGAAAACGTCCTTCGCAACTGATTCAGGGGGCGACCCATTCAATCGCATGGTGATTCAAGCAGGGGTTGGCTCTTACAATTCCGATCTTGCCGCCGACCTTTCAGCATCGGTGTTTGATGAAGTGATTGCTATTGCTGTTGAAAACATTGAGCCTTTCATGATGAAGGGACTTGACATTGACTACACGGCAGATTTGGTGAGCAACAAACCAACAAACGACGGCTACATCAAACACTTGACCCCCTCCGACGATCCTCACATCGCTTCGATTGAGTCTCCCTCCTTCTTGACCTCGGCTGGCGGTCCAAGCCGAGTCCTTGTGTTCTATGATGCCATAGACCTCACAGGAGAGGTCGTTGCAGGGACTACGCTCGCCAGTTCAAACATCAACCCACATCAACGCCCGTATCACGTTCAAAATAGCAACAAAGGGTATTTGGTTGTGAAGAAAATGATTCCTTCTGCCTCGACCCTTTATGAAGTCTCAGCAGGAACTTGGCGAAGCCTGTCGGACATTTTGTTCAAGCCGTATTCCTCAGCACCAGCCGTTGATGCCGATGTTCAACTCACAATCACCGCCCCTGGTGGTTTGATTTCACTTCCTACAAAGGATTTCAAGCGACCTGTCAAATCGCACACCCTCAAAACACACGGCTTTGGTGGCGCATTCCCCTCACCATTCATTGATGTAAGCGATTGTGTCATTGTCAAACAAAACAACAAAGGCGGCTATGGTCGCCCTCGTAGGGTTTTGAATCCAAACACCCCCGATGAAACGGCAAATCCAACTCATCACGTTATGACCATCACTTCAAACACAGGCAATGACTTGAAATCGTTTGATGGGACAAAGCGAACCCCCCCTGAACTATCCCGATCCACACTTCAAGTGTTCAACGTTCTTGATAACGTGGTGAAGAGAAACGAGCATGTGGTGTTGGTTGCCCCCGCCAACAAAAACCGATATGCCGTCTTTGAGGATTTCTTGACAAACGTTGATTCAAGCAATGCTGCTTTGGTGTCAATTGAAATTGCGTTGCTCAATGGTCGAGCAGAAGAGTTCAACACGGAGATTTCCAATGGCGAAGCCACGCTTGAAGTGCGTGGTCGGTCAAAGTTGATGGACATAACCGACAAAGAAACCAAGCGAAACCTCAACCTTGGCGAAAGCGTTCCAATCAAGGAGATTGGCGACATGGGAACGCCAACGGTTTCTCTTACATTGGGCGGTGTCGGTCAAGGTGGCGTTGATGCAAAGCCTGAATGGAAACAACACACTTTCCTTGAAGGATGGAAAGACAGAACGGTAAGCGGAGGAAATGCTTCGGTTCGCAACGACCACCAAACGTCCACCGACTATGCTTCAACACGTGCGCTGGTTGAATTGCCGTTGTTCCCTTCAATGTTCTATGACGTTGAAGGTATCTATGAAATCACAGATTCAATCACCGACGGAATACACCCGTTCAACAAAGAAGTGAAATTGACGGTTGATTGCACTATGACGGCAAAAAACCGTGTTCAAATGGAGAAATACGAAGCAAGGAGTTCCGTTGATTACGGAATGCGGGATAGTTGGTCTGCGATTGAGATTTCAAATATCGCAAGCCTTGGAAATGATTACTCCTTCGCTTTTCGAGCGCAAGTTCCCTCAATCCAAGCCGTCATTACGGGCATGGATTTAACCGCAGGGACGGCGAACTCCTACATTGAAGTGGACGACACGGAGGCTTTTGTGAATGATACGCTGCAAGGGCCAAACGGACCAAGTATTGACGGTTCAACGGGTGTGTTAGGGCGACAATTTTACATCACGGTGGGCGAAGGAATGGTCGCACCGACTACCGACCCAACCTTGAATTATTGCACTTTCTTGATGTTCCGTGTTCACAAAATTAACAACTCAACAAACCGCATTTATGTGGATGAAGCATTCTTACGATACCCACGAAACGATCTTGCATTAAACCTTTCAACTTCAAGCCCACGTGCAGACTCATTCGCTTTCGTGAGCGCACCTGTGGTTTTAGGTGGGGTGATTGCTTCAACAGCGCATACTCAAGGATTGAAGTTCAACTACATAACAACAGGTGCAACATCGCCAGCAGAAACCTTTGGAGATCGTTTGAAAGCGCAGTTAGCATTTTGTTTGGGGCTTAATTCGGCATACGGGACGTGTTTTGACAACTCATTGTTGAATCAAGGAAAGAGAAGGTATCTCATTATGAAAAATCACGCTGAGGCGGGGGGTCTTGAATGGGACATTTTCAACGAATACGGCTACGATAACAACCGTGAACTGAAAGAACCAATTGTCTGCATCCCCAACTTCACAGGTTTGAAAGGAATCAAATCGGACGGAAGCGGTTTGGCCTACGTTCTTCCGAGCATCTATTCGTTGCGTGATGTTGCTTTGGCAGGTGATGGTTTCAATGAAGCCGTCAATGAGTTGATTCGAAGAATAAACATGAATGGACACCCCAAAGCCAAGAACAGTTCTGGTGGAAGTGCCTTTGACCCAATCACGGAGGATTCCAACGGCACAGGAGGACACATGGGATATGTAAGGGCATACCGTGGAAAAGAAGTGGAATCACGAACAGGTGAGAAAGGACTTACAATCGTTATCCATTCCACCGTTCCAGGTGCGACAGGGCGTGAGTTTGCCGTGTGGATTACAAATGATAGCGTCTATCCCTATCAACCAATTCAAGCGGTTGGTCATGGTGGATTGTTGGCAACCAATAGCCGTTCCTACCAATCAAGTTCATTCCCTGCACCTATGCCGATTGGGGCTGATGGTGAAACGTTTGTTCCAATCACCACATTTACAGGTGCAGTTCACGGCCCTATCACGCACAGGCACGATACTTCAAACAACCTTCGAGAATACAACGGCATTGGTTCTCGATTCAAGGTTTTGACAAAAAGTGAAACAGGTGCGCTTACACGGTCATATCAATGGGATGCAGCAGGTAAGAACTTCCTTCACATTACCGTTGATGGAACGGCAATGGACGTTTATTTGCGCTCACGTAGCGAATACGCAAAAATGTTTAACTCCGTTTCAGGTAGTTTTGAAGGGGGATTAGTCCGTATCAATGGGGTGCTTTGCACATATCGGAATATATTCGTGGATTATGGAAGTGGTTCGGTGCTTGGCGAATGCCAACTGCAACGTGTCCAAGCCTTGACCGACCCAGATAAATTGGTTGAGATGTTTTACGTTGATGGCGGGACGGCGAACACGAAGGCCGATGAAGTGCATGGAATAGAGATTGATTTCCTTTACCCCTTGTTGGACTCCGAAGGTATTCTGTTTTTTGGTGGAGGCCACACAGGTTTGACACTTGACATCAGCGATGGAACGGATAACGTCTATTCCGATCATTACAAACACCCTCTCGCCAAAGGACCAACTGGTTTTGCTGGATTCCAAAACGTGGGTGAGATTTCAGCACCAACCGCTATTTTGGACTTCACCGATGTTTTGAATGAGGACACCATCAATGACGACACGCTACGTGGATTTCACCATACTACCGTTCTCAACTCAAACAACGAACCAGAAGGAAAATGTGCGTTCTATGGTCGCCTTCAAAATGGGATTTACGGAACTGATGAGGACTTGGGAACAGGGGCGGTATCGCAGGACAACACCAAATGGCGAGAAGATCTCTATAATCGAAAGGTTCGGATTACCTCAGCAAATGGAATGGCTACGGCAGGAAACGGGCCAACAAACGGTGTTGAAACCACCCCGACAGGTGCAACACCAACTATGAAATTGTTCCATCATGGCGACGTTGTGGCTCTTTTCAACAACAATTCAGGAACGGTTGAAGCCGAACATGGAGAGGTGAAGGAGTTTGACCCGTCGGGCGAATGGTGCGTTTCAGCCGTTTGTCGTGCGCCAGCCTCAAACCCAAATTATGCCACAGGGCCAATTTTCCATGCGATTTATGATGATGGGACACCAAACGGAAAACCCTACGGTTTGCATCTTGGAGGCTCGGCTTACATCACCCCCCCTGTTTCGGGAAAAAGTGCAATTTCAATCGCAATCTCTTTTCCAAACGGCTCTTTCCCCGCAATTCCAGGCGCAAGTCCCTTAGCCGTATCTGTTCTTGTTCCATCAACCGTCCCTGGTGGAACAGTTGAGGTTAGCAGCATTGGTGAAACATTCATCATGGCTGGTCGAAACCCAAGCGGTGGCAGACCTTCATTCCTTTACATAGGGAATACCGTAGGCATCACCGATCCAACATCAGGTGCTTATGGAGGTCCAGCCATCCACGATTTCAGCGATTTTCTCATCAATGTTGGAGATGAGAATTATGGGGCTATCGGCACGTCGCCAAACGTAAAACCACTTTTTGAAACAGAAACAAGTGGATATGCAGGTGGAAGTCCAGACCATCCGAATGTTCCAACAGCACTACAAACAATTCGAGATAAAAATATGGCGGCAATTGGGTGTTCATTGATTGGCTCTCCATTTGTCAATATATTGCCTGGTATGACGGTTCAAGGCGGAGGGTCAATTTCTGCCCCAACAAACGACTATTTCACCGCCCTTCAAACAGGGACGGCAACCTATGGAGTTGTAGGGACTGGCGGCTCATTTGGAAATGGAAACAATTCAGCAGGTCCAATTCATTTTGCGGGGTATTTGGCCGAAGTTGCTTTATGGAAGCGAGCCATGACGTTTAGCGAGGCAACAACTTGGTTTGCGGGACGTAGCAAGTGGTGATTGAATGGCTGATGTTTATTCTCGATACATTGACCCCGCCGCAACGGGTTCATGGGGTGCAACATCAACAGGTGAGTTCGCATCAGGCATTTTTGCTATGCACATCACCTATCCTGATACCGAATATGGCGATACGGTGGAGAACTGGCAATCAGGGGTCAATTCAGTTGATTGGAGGCAAGGTGTTTCACTTCTTATCCGAACCCCTTTGGCATCAGCATCAGCAACAATCAGCGAAGCAACAAACGTTATCGCTATTGATTTGAAACAGGCTAAAGCCAACCATGCAAACCCAAATTACACGTATGATCTTGGGACGGAAGAAGCAGCCCGTTTTATCGCCGCTAAAATCAATTCACGACGAATCAAAATGAAGGGCGAAAACGATCTAACGAAATACCTCCGAGCAAGGTATGTTCGTCAATCATTGCCACACAAATACGAAGTCGAGGTAGTTCGTTTTCAAGCACAGGGAGGTGGGACAACTACACTTGAAGTTGAGTTGCCGACAAAAGACAAATATGGTTTTCCATCGGAACTCCCCAATGATTTCACCTTAAAAGTTGAATCAAGTGGCGTAAGCCCACACATCGCCGCAGGTTCGTATTCAAACCCTTCAATAAAAGCAACAAAACACGGAGTAAGCGGCGATTTTGGAGAAGTTGAAGTCATTTTAGATTCAACCCCCACGATAACAGGAAGCCCATCGGCTGGCGATGCTTTGACAAATACGTTCACATTGATTGGCGAATCACCAAAACACACAATCGCAATCACGTGGGACAACTACACGCCAAGCACCAATGATGGCTATTGGGGTGCAGCCAATTGCGGCCCTGTGGTTCAAGGCATGGGGGCTATTGGCGTTCATCGTTTGGTGGCAAAACCAATGGATGGTGGCAACATGGGGTTGCCAGCGTTGAACTACGACTCTCGAAGCGGCATTACCGCCGTTGAGCATTCAAGCAATCATGGCTACAACCGTTTCAGCATTGAAGGCTTGAACTCATGCGTGATGGCTGAAATGCCACCTCCTGATCGGAAAACACGATACCCCGTAGTGCAAGGAATCACCACGCTTCATCCAGATACCGAAGGCGATTTAGCATCAAATCGTTTGAGAATCCAAGAATTGGAATACGGAACAGAAGTGTTCTCCGACAGTAGCACATCAGGTGAGGTGAATGTTGAGAATGGGAGATACCCCCAAACATTCACCAATTCGGTTGCAGTTGAACACTACGTTCCTACGGGTTCAAATGGGGTTCACCTCAAGAACATTAACAACGATTCAACCAGCATCAAGCATGGGTTGAATGACAGTTCGGAGAAGGCTTATGCCCGACCATTCCGAATCACACAGGATTTGAACGCAGAACGTGTTCAAGGGCTTCAAATCACAAACGAGCATTTGGTTTTTGAATCAATGAATGTTGTTGATGATTTGGGCAACGAATTGATTTTGGAAGGCGGGTCGCCCTTTGGAACAATCATTCGTGATTTTGAAGTGCAAAATGCAAGAGAGAATCCCGCAACTGGTGAAATGGTTGTTGGACCCTCAGCACCAAGCGATACCGTTCCACCAAACCTTCGCATTCAACTTCCAAAGCAAGAAGAAATCCCAGGAGGCATTTTCGTGCGTAGCGGCCATGACCGAGTTCAAGCGTGGTCAAATCAAACATGGGGGATGGGTGGCCTCACCGCCCCCGATCCACGTGCAGCAGGTGAGCCAGAAAGTGCAAGCCCATACGACCCCTCCCAATACGAAACACATGACCGTTCTTTGGTTTTTCATTGTGAACGTATTTTGCATGATGGCTTGGAGTCCGTCTTTGGCCTCGATTTGAGCGTAAAGGCAGGGGCAGTTCCAAGCGGAACTACACGCCTGTTCTCAGCACACCGTATGTCGGACCACACCGAGCGTGGAAGCCTTTTGAAACAAACAAACAATGGGGCTGAAACAGGAAACCCAATCCCCCATCATCGTATTCGTTTTGGCCGTCAAGGACATTCCTTCGTGATGCCTCTTTGCCACCGAGGAACGCCAATGTCCATGAGGCGGCAATTGCACCGTTCACACGGTTCGGCGTATTCCCTCATGTTTGAGGGTGAAACCGAATACAAACACTTTGGATTTGGCAACACCAATTCAACAAACAGTTCTTCGGTTTTCCAACTTGATTCATTGGACGTAAAAACAGCCTCAGCCGTCCATTCAACAGGTTCATTTTCCTCAGATGGTTTGCCTTTGGATGAACTCAAAGGGATGAGGGGTTATGACGTGGATGGCGCATATACGAGCGCAACACATCGAAGCGTTCCCGATTATTTGTTCGCACCTGGTCAAACACACACCAGCGTTGAAGGAACGCCTCAAGACGTGGCTTTTGCATTGGCTGAAATTGACGGTTCGATTTCAACAGGCGCAGCAACCAAATTGTCATTGCAGGGAAGCACCTTAACGGCAAACAATCGTTTCACCACGGCAAGTGAGTTCATGGTGAACGGATTCTTTCTCAACAATTACCTCGGCATTGGAGGTCGCCCTGAGCCGATTCGGAGAGTCGCTATTGACTCAGGCGGCAACTGGTTTGTGAGAGGCTATCATGAAGGCGTGATTCGCCCACGTGTAGCAACTGAATTGGCGACTGTTCCTCCATTGGTTTGCCATGACCCCGCTTTGCTCAACATGGCGGGGTCGCCTTATGCAAATCACGCAACGGTTCCAGCAACCAGTTGGATTCAAGCAAGTTCAAGTGAAATTGACATGGCTTTGGTGAAAGCGAGGGACACCTCAACAGGTGGAACGCCAGATGCTTTCCTTTGCACGTGGTTGGCGGAATACTCCCACCCTGCATTCTTTGGAACCATGCGAGAACATTTCATGTCCTTCCGATACCGTGAGGCAGGAATGCCAAGATCGTTGAATTATCCCTCCACACGTGGTCTTTTCCTTCGCAATCAATCAGTTGATGGGAATTATGGAACAACAGGCTCACCTGCCGTTTCCTTGCCCTTTGAACGCATTTACGTTGCACAATGGATGCAGAACTACGCCTACAACGGTTTGAATGCTGGCGGTCATGGGAACGTGGAGGGGCTTCGAGGCGTTGGTGCGGTGTTTATGGGGCATACGACCCGACGTGAGGCACATGGAACAATTCAACTCTATAACCAAAATGGAACGGCAAGGTATTCACGTGGAGAAGGGATTGGAGACTCTTTGAACCCACGAAGTTCAATTGCCGTTGTTCAAGGAATTGACGTTGATGGCGACAGCGAGGACTTGAACAAACAATTCTTTGTTCTTGACCCTTATGTGGCAATAGATGTAAGCCGTCGGCTTCCTGTTCGTGCATGGGGTATTCGTAGCGGTTCAAGTGCGCCAAACATGCTGGCTGGCGATCCAACCGAAACCCAAAACACCTACGCCATGCTAAATAGTGGCCGCTTTGACGGTGGAAAACACGACTCAATGGAGGACATACCGCAGGGCGTTGATGCTTTCACCAATGACACCAACATTCGGTCAAATACCGCCAATCGTGGGGGAATCACCCGTTCAATTCCTGTTGGATTTGTAGCAAACGATTTCACGACTGAGGCGCACCCGTTTGAAAGAAACACACGTCAAGCAAATGAACGTATCAAAGCACAGGATGAACAACTCGGCATTGGTTCAAACCTTGGAATCACCAGCAACGGCCAGTTATCGCCACACGCTCAAGCGGCTGGTTCTTGGGACTATGAAACAAATGATACGAGGCCAACAACTTTGCCTGTAAGCGGCCCCGTATTGTGGCTAAAAGGCGATTCTTTGGGTTTAGAAGATGGTGCAGCAGTTTCCTCTTGGGTTGATTCCTCAGCAAACAATTGGGAGTTCACGCAGGGTTCGGCTTCTGCTCAACCAACATTTATCAAACGCGATCCAATCGTGAACAATCATCCCGTTATTGACTGTGATGGCAACGACTTTCTGCAAATTGATTTCCAAGAGGAATTAAACCCTGTTGAAATGACGTTGTTCACCGTTGCCTACGTTGATTCCGACGATGGAGGGATTCACGGCATCGTTGAATCCCGTTCTGGCTCGCCAGTTGCACGAAGCGGTTTCAACCTCTATGGGCGTATGGATTCGGGGAACAAGTGGCAATTTTGGATGGGTGGGAACACGGGCTGGCCTAATGTTGAAACGGCAACGAACTCATTGGAAGGTAGTGTTCCCGACATCATCACGGGCAAGATCTATGGAGGGAATGGGAACGGCAGCAACGCAACTCAAGAAATCTATGAAAACGGGTATCTGGCCGATTCCCAAACGGCTTTGTTTTGGCGTTCAACTGCTTCAACCTACATGGTGGGGCGTGTCCCAGGTTCGTTTTATCTCAATGGAAAAATTGCTGAGGTCATTCAATACAACCGAAAATTGACTACTCAAGAGCAATATGAGGTTGAGGCTTACCTTTCCCGAAAATACGCAATTTCAATCTCCACATCAGCCAGTTTAAGTCATTCAGGAAGAATCAATAATGCCGACAAAATACCGCTTAACAAAGGAACCGATCCATTTATTGATTTGGTTCAAAGAAGCGGCAGCACGTCTTACTCGCAAGAACATTCGTTAGGTGGAATAATAACGACCACGCTTGATGAAAGGTTTGGCGCATCTTCCAATTTTTATCACCTAAAAGGAAATGCACTTCACACAAACGGACATGCGATTACTGAGTCAAAAGGTGAAATCTCCTATCCGCCCAACGGATATTCAACCGCCGTTGTTTCAAGTTTGACTGTTGATGATGCCCGACCTGATTTGGTGAACGAAATCAGCGAAACACGTCAAATCCAATCGAGAAGTGAGCCACGCCTTGGCCTCATCATGGAGGTTGAAAGTGAGCGAAACGACAACAAAGACGTGAATTATTCAATCACAGGGACAAGAGCGTTGTCGCTACACACCGATCTTATGTTGGGGCATCACTTCCCTGTTCTCCCATCGCACGTTGTTAAAAGCAAAATGGCGAACATTGGATTTAGCAAGGACGGGACGGGTTCGGCAGCGACAGTCCCAGACTACGACATCAAGCCAACATGGAGTCCCGACTCCAACAACTCAAAAGGTGCGGTTGCATTGTCTGGCGACACCGTGAAAACGGCCTACAAAACCCACGCATTGGACGCTTGGGCTGTTCGAGGCGTGTCGGACCTTCCAGCATGGGGAGGCGTGTTTATCCTCCGCAAAACATACCTCAACCGTGAGGACTCCGAGGATGCACCATTGAACACCGAGATTGACTCCAACACGAACAGGGCGACCACATCACACCCCCGACGTAAATACGTGGACTACATCGTGCGTCCTGTTCGCCCGTTGAAATTGTTTGGATTCGCTTCGGATTTGCTACAAGACGGTTGGACAATGGGGCCGCAAAGTTCGGTAAGCACCGCAACCCTCGCATCTCAAGCCTTTGACCGTGATAAGCGATATGGCGTGTTTGAAATGAATTATTCAAGAGGGGTGAACGGCATTGAACCCATCACCTCGGCAGGTTCAACATTCGCCATTGATTACCCCGATTCCAACGAATACGACGTGGTGTGGCACATTATCCCCACCGCCAATATGCTTCAATTCGCAAAAGCCGACGCTCACCGCATAGACGATGGAGGTTTCTTCAATCCCAAAATTGAAGCACGATATTCACAGGCTCAAACAACAGGTGGCGGCGAACCAATTTATCAGTCCGAAACACGATACGCCACTACAACTGGCATCATGGGCGACCATGCTCGACAGACCAAGCAACATGAAATCACACAGTCAAAAGAAGCCATGCGCTACTTCCCACGTGTCAAGGTATTGGCAAACAAAGGAAGTGGTGTTTTCTTGGTTGATGATTCCAGCGTTCTTCCAGCAACAGGCAAGTTGTTTGCTCTTGACCATTCAGGCGTTATCACCTATTCAGCCATCAACGACAACGATTTGACCACCACAGGAACATTGACCAATCTTGCTGGCGTTTCGGTATCGGATTTCACAGGGCTTGAGTTGTATTTCACCGACGTTTCCAGCATCCCATCATCAGCACCAGGTTCAATTCGCTATGCTCGAAGCCCATTGGTCAAGCAAGCAATTGCACCAACGCTGGTGGATAACGCCGTGATTGCTATGCAACTTGTTTCACAAGCATGGTATTACTACGACGAAACCACCAACGTTGTGAGCAAAACGGCTTTGAATTATCGTGGACTTTTGCACTACGAACCTTCCGACTTCATCATGGCGACTCAACGGCCATTTGAAATCAAGAACGGCAGCAACCGTGGCGTGATTCAAAACAAGAACTCACTTGATGAAATCCGTTCCGATGGCCGCATTATTTCAAACGATTTCACCCCCCCGTATATCATTGATTCAAACAATATCAAATGGAGAGTCGTTGAGGTTATTCGTGAACAAAAGAACGCCGTCATGGTGTTCAAGGACATGTCGGGCAAGAGCCTATCGGATTCGGGCATGGCCGTTGGCGATGTGATCGCGGGTCAGGCTGGCTACATCGGCCTTCGAACATCGGATGCAGCCATGCACCTTCTCAACGATGCAGGAGGAAGCGTTGCTGGAATCACAATCACGCCAACCTCCGCCATGCACGACAACTCAAAGGACATTGAAACGTATTTGGGCGCACACCCAATGCTACGTCAAATCAACGACCATTCCAAGCAATACGTTTCACGTGATACGAGAGGACTCAACACAATGGAGGTGTTGCGAAACATTTCACAATTGGATGGTCGCCAAATCATCAACGAGCGCAACGGAACAATCGTATTCTCGGATAAAGTGTTCAAGGAGAAGGGCATTCGCATTGGAATTGAGAATGGCGTTCAATCTGTCAAAGTCAGCAAGTTGTTTGATTCTCCAAACGAGATTGTCATTGTTGGTGATGTTATCGCTGGCAACGAAATTGTGTTCATCCGTGTTCGTGATAGCGAGAAAATACGTCAAGCCTCAGCAGGTGGCGAAGAGGAAGTTATCAAAACACTACGGCAACAGATTCCTGGTGTCAAGAGCGTGTCGGCTGCACGTAAGTTGGCAAAGACCCTCCTTGCGAGGGCTGAGAATGGCGCACCGATGATTTACATTCAAGGATTGATGAACGCTACGTCTGTTGAGGCTGGCGACATCATAGATGTCAATTTGCCAACTCAAGGCGTGGTCGGCAAGTTCGTTGTGTTTGAAGCAAAGCATCATTATCAATCGCTCAAAACCGACCTCACCGTTGCTCAATACGAGAAGGGCATTGAGGGTATTTTGGCCGACATCAAAACCAGCACCGTTGATTCAAGCGGATTGAGCGCAAGTTCTGGCGATAAGGACATCAAAGAAAACCTTGCTATGTCAGCCTCAGTTGCCATCATCAGCGTTCATCGAGTCCGTATTCGCAACGTCAATGAAACAGGCTTCATTATCGGTGCAAGGCACAAAAACGGGCTTGGAAAGATAGGTGTTCGGGATGGGAATAAAAGAGGCTTCCCCATCGGCATGAGTAAGAGCCGAAATTACGTGGTGAAGTGAGATGGACGGGAATTGCTACCAATGCGCTTATCGTGCGCTTTCAACAGGAAATCCCGAATGGCAAAACCCACGCTTAGTCCATGCCGACATCACGCATTCACACACAGGCGATCCATATTCACACGCTTACGTCGTTTATGACAAAGCACTTCCTTTTCCAGAACCAATGCCCAAAGAATGGGGGGGCAACATTCCAACAATGGAGTTCGTGCATGACCAGTCCAATTCATTCAAAGGATCGGATGATACGCCACGTGTGTTCTATGAAATGATGGCAAGACCAAATTATGAAACAATGCGTGAATACACGCTGGAACAAATGATGGAACAGGCTATGAAACATGGGCATTACGGACCCTGGATTGATGATGAAAAACCGTTTAAAAAAGCATGGAAGATGATGTGATATGCCAGTTCTTGACCCCCTAAAAGCCGCTTTGACCGACCACCTCCAAACGCTCATCAAGAAGTGTTCGCTTGGTTCTGGGGCTTCCGATGCCTCAAGCCGTGATGGAGGCGCAGGGAACACCAAAATGAGCCGTGATACGACCATTCAACGTATTGATGATCGGACAATCTCGGTGAGCGCATTATTTGACACCCAATTATCCAGCGAACAGGACATCACCGAAGTTGTGCTTCATGGCACAAACCCTCTTGATTCGCCAAGTTTTAGGGCAACTTTCATGCCTATAACAAAGAACGGCACAAATGAAGTCCGTGTGGATATTTTGATGGAGGTTCGATAATGTCCGACTTGAAAAAGAAAAAATGTTGCTGCGGTGCAACTGAAAAGAATCCCTGCGCTTGTATGAAAAAGGGAATTATGAAATGTTCAGCAAAAGAGCCTATGTGCCAATGCTACAAGGACTTGAAGAAACAAGGCAAGCACCCTGCTGATTTGAAGAAATCATTCAATGGTGCATGGTTGATTATGAAGGCTGATGAGGCCGACGTTGGCATTTGCGATGGTTGCATGGAAACCGCCTTAATTGGTCGTCTTTCAACGGGTCAAGGCAATGCTTTGCTTTGCTACGATTGCTGGCGAAAGGAGATGCAATGGCGGCATTTAAGAAATGTGGACCTGGAAGAATCAGGAGGCTACGTCCACCCCAACGATTATTTCGAAATTGAAACATGGCCGCATAGCGACATGGAACCTGGAATGGAGGGCTACCAATGAGCGATTATGACCCCTATGCGCCAAGACCACTTTCAGGATTGGCAAGAGGGCAACATGATTCATACGCTCCAACTTGGATGAACAAGGTGATTGAACCCGCAGAATACACCGAGGACGGTCGAAGAATACGAATGAAAGGGCTTACTGAGGATGAAGCCAACATGGTGCGAGATGAATTGAAACATGGAAATGAGGTGAGGACGGCTCCCGATGGGACATTCATGCTGCTTCACGCTGATCATCCTCGATATAATGAAGGAACAGATTACTCACAGGGTTCGCCTAAACGCATTGCCATGATGGAAGCATACCAAAAAAGGAATGAAGAATACCGAAAAAAACACGGGTTGAAAAAAATGAACGATGAAACATTTGAGATTGCATGGGAACTGATGAAAAGCGACGAGAAGGGCGACAACGCCCCAACCAATCCTGGTCTTTGGGCGCAAGCCAAATCAAAGGCACGTTCTAAGTTCAAGGTTTATCCGTCTGCCTACGCCAACGGTTGGGCTGCTAAATGGTATAAATCCAAAGGTGGCGGCTGGAAGAAGAAAGGCAAGAGCAACAAGAAAGTGAAGAAATCCGACGATGAAGGATGGACTGATAACGACCTTCAATGCCGAATGTGCAAATACGTTCAAACCCCTGAAGAATGGGAAGCAAAGAACTGTAAAAAGTGTGGGACAAGGAATATGCTTCATCCGTTTTGGCGTTGATGCTTCATGATTGACGTTCCCGTTTCCGATCTCATCTCAAAGGACTTGAGGCGATGGTTCAAGGAAAAGTGGGTGGACGTTTCACGTAAGGGCAAAGACGGCAAGCACCCTCCCTGTGGGCGTGGTGAAGCCAAAACCGATAGCAGGGGCTACCCCAAGTGCCGACCATCAAAGAAGGTCAGCAGCAAGACCCCTGAAACCACACGTGGCATCAGTTCGAAGGAGAAGAAGGCAATGACTCGCAGGAAGCGGTCAAAGCCACAGGGCGTTGGTGGAAAGCCAACGATGGTCAAGAGCAATTTTGAAGTCGCATGGGATTCAATCAGCAAAGACTTCTATTTTGACAACTCAGATAAGGGGCTGCGAACTGGTGGAGAACGGATTGGACCGAAAGCGTATGGGAAAACACAGATTGACGATGCAAAGGGGAGAAGAACTGGCATCAAACGTCTTTTGAATAGACCAATTGATATTGACGCACAAGATACGCCAGAAGATGGAAACCCTTCAAGTCAAAACACCGTCCTTACAGGTGATGCTTTCGAGCAGAATAGCCGCCACCGACGCTTTGATACGAAGCCGTATGATGCTTCGGAACGAAAAGAAAGGGGGGAAGGTGCAACACCAAATGATTCTCAATCACCTTCCAACTTCCGAAGAGGCGGTTCATTGCCGAGAACAGTTCAAAGAACCACAGATAGCCCACAATTACACACCCTTTATCAAGACAAAGAAGGGCAAACAATGGACCCTGAATACTTGGGCGAGGGTGCTACAACGGGTGGTGGATGGGACCGCACAGGAAAGCGTTATTTTTACGGAGATTCAAACAAACCTCGAAGATTTGAAGGCCAAGAACGGGAATATGCTACGCACGTTGGGGCAAATCTTTCTGCTTATGGGAAGCAGATGAGAGAAGGGAGAATGAATGAGGATGAGGCTATTGAAAGCCTCTCAGGGACTTTGGGACATGAATACACGCACGAAGCAATTGATGAGGATTTGAAAGAGGCAGTTAATAGGGGAGATTTGCCGAGTGATCATTATCACGCAGCACATGAAGTGGGCGCACATGTCGGGCAGTATTCGGACCTTGATGATAAAGAAATGGAAACAGAAGTCAATGACTCTTTGCTTACGCACCCTTCGACCAATTTCTTTAACCTATACGGAAAAACGCCTGAAAAGTTTCAGCGTGAAGGGGGAGGGCATCGAATCAAAATGCCAAAAATGGCTCAAAGCAGCGACGACATCAAACAAGCCTCGTTTAACCAAGCATGGAGTTCCATTGCTAAAGGTCGCTTTCACGGCTACACCCAATCAAACATCAGCAACAGACCATACCGACAGGCTGAACACCGAGTTTGGGACATCTCACGTAAAATCAAGCGAGAGCGCACAAAGAGGCGTTATGCTCGCAATAAGAGCAGGGGAACAGTTCGTCCCGCCATGCGTCGTCAATTAGGCGCAGGGGGCAAAAGAGCAAGCACCAAGAGGTGAGGCTTGATATGGTTTTTGATACAGCATGGGACTTGATGAAAGCCGACATTTACCATGAGGGGAGAGCCTATTCCAGCATGGACGACTTGATGCCCATTTTGGATGAACAGATTCAAGGGTGGGGAGAAAGCAACAAAAAATTGTCGCCATTCCCATTCCCTTACAAAAGCGGGAATTATCGCCACAAGTCATGGAAGGGAATGCTGGATAGGGGCTTGGATGATTTTATCACAAACAATCCTGGTTTCCAATCAAGTGATGAAATGCTTCCTTCCATGATGCCTTGGATTGGTGGGAAAACACAAATCCAACCGTATGTTCGAGGGCTTGCTGATTTCGCCCCTAATACACGGGCTGCTGAGTTGTATGGAGGTAGCGGTTCAACCATTCTTGGTTTGAATAGGGGAACTGGATTTTATGCCGACATAAACCCTGATAATACCAATGCCTTTCAACACCTCAAAGACGGATTGGGAATCATTGAGATACCCAAAACGAGAGATCGTATGAATGAGATGATTTCAAGAATGAATGATTTGCGATTCCGAAGGGACGTGAAAGGTGAACAGTTGTCAAGTGATGAACTAAGGGAACTTGCATCGCACTACATCGCAACAAACCATCAAGCGTTTGGCAATTTGAATTATCCTCAAAGCCAAAAGCAACGTGCAAAATATCCCGAATGGTATCAGGGAACAGGCTACACCGAAGGACCGATATTGAATAGCGGTTGGAGAAGAAGTTCACAACGAATTATGCCTCATCGTGTTGGCGCACTTGATTTAAGCGCATACCCAGATAGGATGCGTGATGTGGAGATTCATACGGGAGATATTCGAGATACCGTGAACTTGCTTGACGGTGATGAGTTGATGTATCTCGACCCTCAATACCTTGACCGTCAAATCCAATACGGGGGTTCCGACCAACAACAATCTGGCACAGGTTATGACCAACTTCAAAGAGACACCATACGAATTGGTGCAGAACATGACGGCCCCGTTCTTTATTCAAATTATTTGGTTGGTCCTAAATCGGGCTTGCCAAATGAGGAAATGATTCGTGATTTATTGGATGGAGGATTTGACTTGCACACGTGGATGCGAAAGCCAAAGCAAAACAAAAGACCTGTCGTTGAAGTTCTTGGACTTCGCAACTTCCCTGAACACGTCCAAAGAGCGAGACTCAACAAATCCCTGTTTGACTTCTAAGCGTGTTGAGCGTGGGTGTAAGTGATTGAGGCGAAAGCCGCAGTTGCATAAGCAACTCCAAATGTTGCAGGGTCATTCAACGTGAGATTTAATGCAGCGACGGTGTAGTGAATTGCTTCAACCAGCGTTCCCAAAAAGATGTTTGCGGCATCGAACACATCAACCCGAATCAAATGAGTTGCCCCGTCCTCTTCACTTTGAAGGGGCTTATACAGGAGGCCAGCAGGGGCGGCAGTTCCGAAGTTAAGAACAGTCGGTCCGACGTAAGGAATCATAGGAGTTTTAGCCGTCCTGTGAATCGGCGTGATTTGATACGTTCCACCCCCACCTGTGGTGAGTCCTAAGCCTTGGTCGGATTGAAAGAACAAGTGTGTTTGACCTACCCCTTGAGGGAATTGGGTGAAGCCGCTTGGATTACGTGCATAAAGAACGCCAAGGTCGGTGATTGGAAGGTCGGCAGCGTTAAAGCCAGCCACGAAGTCATTTCGAAGGTTTTCTTCTGTTCCATCGCTATGCTCAATTGCCGACAATGCAACAGGACCAGGGCGAATGAATGACCTCTTATCCTCTATGGCGAGAATGACGGGGTTTGATGCACCCTTGCCGACTCGAACTGCGGCAAGCACCGTGTTCTGCAAGACAAGGTGGTTTGACGGCGACTGAGGGTATAATCCCGTCGCCGTATCAACGTAAGAGCCAAACACAAACCCAATGTTGTTTGGCAAGCGAGGATCAACA